TTTTGATCGACCTTTCACTGGTAGTTCAGCTCAACAACGCACCTTAATCGATATGGATGATAGCGGTAATCCTTTTGGTGATTTCGCTAAATTACTTCCAGGTTTGGTTAATTGGTTATTAGATATGAATGAAACAGATATGCGAGAATATCTGATGGAAACAAATCAAAAAGTTTCATTCTTTGCTAAACATCATCGAGAACAAATATTAAAATCAAATCAAATAATGGATTGGATGGATCATTGTTTAATTTTTGATCCAGGTACTTCAGCACCCGTTGGATTAGCTAAAAATTCTCAACCAGGTTCTAGTAATATTTATGTTTCTTGGGATAAATGGCTTTATGCAAGTTATTGTGAATTTTCAAGAGGATCTAATAGCAATATTCTTGGTCGTAGTAGATTTGAAACTTTATTAATGGATGTTTGTATTCATCAACTTCGTTTAAACATCTATAAATTTAAGGATCGTAGAGGCATGAGAGTAAAGAATATAGCTTGTCGTTCTTCTGATCAAAAATATTCTGATTATCCTTCTATTATTGAAGTTGGTTTAAATAAAGAAAAATGGAGAAAAGAATATGGTGACATTATTGATAAAAAAGAAGTTGAAGAAATAGAAGAAGTTTAATTATTTATTACATTTTTTCTTTAATATATGTATATTTAAATTAGAAAATAAAAATGTAATGCCAAAAAAACCTAAGCTTTTATGGTGTGGTGATATCGCTGCAAAAACTGGATTTGCTCGTGTAACAGAAAATGTTCTTCCTTATTTAAGTAAAAAATTTAACATTGTTGTTTTAGCTAATAATTGGTGGGGAGATCCTAATCCTCTTCAAAAAAAATATAAGATGTATCCTTCATCTAATAGATTCCAAACAGCTCCTTTTGGAGAAAATAGGATTAGAGAAATAGTTCAAGCAGAAGCTCCTGATTTAGTATTTACTATTAATGATATGTGGATCATTAATGAACAATACAGACAAATAAAAGATTTTCATAAAAAGAAAAAATTTAAATTTATTGGTTATTCTCCAATGGATTCTTATGGTTGGGTTGGTTGTTTGGATGAAACAGCTAATGATTGGGATGGAGTCATTTCTTATACTCAATTTGGTGCTTACGAATTTATTCAAGGAGGAATCACTAAACCAATAGCTGTCATTCCTCATGGAGTAACACCAGGGCAATTTTATCCTGTTGATAAAAACAAAGCCAGAAAAGAATTGGGTTTAGATGAAAATTTATTTATTGTATTTAATGGAAATCGAAATCAATTCCGTAAACGTATAGATATAACAATTTCAGCTTTTGCAAAATTTGCAGTAGATAAACCAAATACAAAATTATATTTACATATGGGTAAAAAAGATCAAGGTTGGGATGTTATGCAACTATTTGAAAGAGAAATGAAAAGAAATAAACTTGATGCTAATAATCGAATAATATTAACTTCAGATTGTGATGGACCTCCAAGTGTAGAACTTGAAACTTTAAATACTATTTATAATGCTGCTGATGTAGGTATTAACACATGTAAAGGCGAAGGTTGGGGTTTAGTCAGCTTTGAACAAGCAGCTTGCAAAATAGCTCAAGTTGTTCCAGGTCATACTTCTTGTAAAGAAATCTTTGAAGGTTATGGTCAATTAATTAGATGTGATCATATAGATACTGATACAAATTATGGAAGAGAAATGCCTTGTCCTTCTACTGAACATTTAGTTGAAATACTTAATGATTTGTATAAAAATCCAAAAAAACTAGAAGCTACAGCTGAACTTTGTTATGAACGAGTATTAGAAAAACAATTTACTTGGGAAACAATTGGTTCTCAATTTGCAGGAGTATTTGAAGACACTATAAAAGGTGTAGATCATTCAATTAAAAAAGTTTCTCCAAAGAAAAAAATTCGTAAAAAGAGGAAAATAGGTAATGCTTAGAAAAATTACTTTTCGTCCTTGGGGTTGGTGGCAAGCTTTATTTCAAGGACCTGGTTATTTTGCCAAAATTATTAATGTGAAAAAAGGACAACAACTTAGTCTTCAATATCACAACCATAGAAGTGAAACTTGGATTATTGCATCAGGAGAAGGCGAAGTTTTTGCTAATGGTATATGGCAAATAGCTAGAACTGGTAAATGTATTCATATTCCTGTTAAAGGAACTCATCGAATTAAAGCAGATAAAACAGACTTAGTTCTTATAGAAGTCCAGTTTGGGGAAAAAATTTCTGAAGACGACATTGTACGTATTAAAGATGATTACGGACGTGTGCAGAAAAACCTAGAATGAGTTATTTTTTTCTTATGCATAGATTAAATTACATTTTCATTTCTTGTTTTTTAAAAAATATTACATAACCAAGAATAAAAGTGTAATTTAAACTAATATATAAGAAATTTTAAATTCATTCTTGGTTTCTTTGTATGTCTCGTAATTACAAACCTATGCCAATGCTCTGGAGATTAGAAGAATTATTTGAATTATCTAGTAAATATCCAAGTGGTTTAACATGGCGAATAAAAAAAGCAGGAAATAAAAAAGGAGATCCTGTAGGAAAGAAAAATATAAATACTGGTTACTATACTGTTTTTGTAGATAATGAATCTTACCAAGCTCATCGTATTGTTTATTATTTAAGAACCAAGGAATCTCCAGATAGGCATGGTGTTCAACATAATTTTTCTAATCGAAATAAAGATAATCGACTAGAATTAAAACCTTCTTATTTTACAAATGTTAGATACTAATTTTAGATATATTCATAATATTGATAAGCTTTCTAAAGCTAAATTAAATCAAAAAGGATATTATATTGGATTTCCATGTACACATGGTCATGTAATCAGAGATAAAGAAGAACATTGGTGTTATCACTGTGTAAAAAAAATTAAATCTAATATATGTGGTTTTGATATTAATTATTTACATACAGATTATAAAACTAAGTACCAAAGATTATGGAATAACATTGATATTAAAAACTTTAATGAATGCTGGCAAGTTAATCTTCCAGGTAAAAGAGCACCTCATAGAGTTTGTTTTCCTTCATACCGTTCACAATATACTTGTCAAAAATCAGAAAATACAACACCTCACAAAGTTATTTATAACTGTGCTTGGGGTGACATAGGTTCTAATTTTGTTACTCGTTTATGTAATAATCCTTGGTGTCTTAATCCTTTACATATGATTTCTAAATGGAATCGTCAATCTTATCCAAAAAAAATTAAACCTTTTTCTATTAAATTTGAAGCAAAAAAATTAATGAGGATAAGTAAAGCAAAATTATTAAGTAGGCAAAATGAAATAATAGAAGAAAAATATCAAAAAACTATTGAAAATCCTTTATATGTTAAAGATAGTCCCGATTATGATGAAGGATAAGATAATGTCCTAAAGTTATAATGGCTAGAAATCAAGTTACTCAAAGACAAAGATCAGCTTCAGATCCTTTATTACTTGGTGATTTCGATGAGACATCCATACGTTATTTAACTGGTGAATTAGGAGGAAAAAATAAACCTATTACAGGAGGGTATGGAGGAGGATCTCTTAATCATTGGTTTAAAATTAAACTTAAAACAGAAGCTTGGATAATATTAACAAAAGGAGGTGGTTGGGAAAAATGGTTTACAGTTTCAGCATATGATTTAAATAAAAATCCTATTCAAGGAAGAGCTATTTTTGATCAAGATAGTATAAGAACAACATCAAATGGTGATGTATATACTCCATATGCTGGTACTATAATGGCTGCTGGATCTAATTTATATAATAATTTTGATGCAAGACGTTTAGATAAAGGAGATTCTAGATATTATCCTTTAAGAATTGGTGAATATTTAATTTGTGTATCTAGTACTCTTAATATACCTTTTAATTATGCTTTAGGTATAGTTATAGAAATGGCTGATCCATTTCCTGTTTTATTGACTGAAGACTATGATCGTTTAATTTTTGAAAATACTCTTTCTCAAGACGATATTATTTGTGATACAAGTGCTACATATACTGGAGCTGAAGATCATGAACATTCATTAGGAGAATGGGAAACTGCATGGTCAAGAGAAAGACAAGCATATGAAAAATTTCCTTCTATTCTTATTCCATTAACAACTAAACCTTAATTAATATGGACTCTAATCTTTATACTAAAATACTTGACGACCAATATGAAAGTTGGAAAGATAATCATTTATCTATACAAGAACAAAATTTAACTGTTAAATTTAAAAAAGATGCTGAATTAATTCCTTATTTACAGCAATTTAAAATGTATGACTGTTAATGATGACTCTAAGAACTGCTCGGAACAAGAAATTAGCGACGACGCGTATTGGAAAACATATTTTGAAGATGAGACTATTTCCATGGCTACGTACAAAAAGCGGTTACGTTTGGCTCGCAAGCATGGCAATAAGCAAGAGCAACAGACAACTCAACGATTGGACAACTCTAAAAAAGAATCGTCGGGTCCGCCTATTGAATTTATCTATGACAGGTAAGTTTGGACCTAAAACTCAAGCAATTGCTATCCGCCAGGTTCGTGATTGGATGAAAGAAATTCCTATCGGTGATTCAATAAGTTTACGTTGTGAATCATGTTTACCAGAAAAACAATTTAAAATTTGGAAAAAATGGTTTTTAAAAAATGAAAGTAATGAATGGGAAATTAATGATGAATTAAAATGTTTCTTTTATTTTAGAGAAGCTTAAATAGCCGTAAACCACCAAACTGCTCCTTTTTCATTATTAATATGATTACGTAAATTTAATGCATCGTATTTATTTAACGTTAAACATTCTCTATGCCCTTTTAATTCATAGCACATATTAACTGTTATATTTTTGTTCTTATTAAATGTCATAATCTTATACTAATCAATAGAAGTTAATTATTAAAATGGTAGAAAAGAAAAATGTGGAAACCCTAGAGGAAAAAAAGGATGAAAAGAAAAAAAATGTACTTGAAAAAGTAAAAGATGCAATACTTCCAGATCAAGAAGAACAGGCTGAAATCATTAGTACATTTGTACGCCTTGGAGTGTTGATTTGGTCTGGCGGAATATTAACATTAAATTATGTTTCAATCCCAGGAATACCATCCCAGAAAATTGATCCAACATTCATAGCTTCAGTGTTCACGGGGGTTTTGGCTGGATTTGGCATTCAGACAGCGAGTAAAAAAGGCGATGGAACTATGAAAATGAATGGTGAAAATGGACAAGTAAGTAAGAAAGATATGGAAGAAATGATAACAAGAGCTGCTGCTAATTCTGCTGTACAAACTATAAAAATTGAACAGGCTCCTTTAGTAATTAAGGCAGAAACACCTAGTAAAGATTCTAAGTACCAGATGTAAAATTAAAGAGGAAATAACTAAGGAGGTTTTCTTATGAACAGTCCACTTTATGTTCCTAATTGGCAGTATCATTCGAAAAAAAATATAACATTAGATTTTGTAAAAGAAGAAAATATGATCCGTAGAGCGTTACATCGTGGAAAGACAATATTAAAAAAAATAAGACGAATGTAATTGTTATTGTTAACAAGGTATGTATTTAATTAAATGATTAAACATTATCTTGTTACTTATCATGATTCTCAAAATGATAATCATGATTTATGTACATATGCAGAAAGTTGCTGGGATGCTGAACATGTAGCAATAGAAGATGATTCTTATTTACATGAGCATCCTCATGCAATTACATCTATTATTGAAGAAGATTAAATATTAAAAATGACTGAACCATTAGATCATGCTCGTGACTTTGCTGTAGATGCTTCACAAGAAACACGTTTAGTAGTTCAAGCTTTAAAAATAGAAAGATTAGAAGAAAAACAAGAAGAATTACGTGAACGTCTTAAAGTTGTAGAAAAATGGGTAATCGGTGCTGCTGCAGTTCTTGCAGCTGGTGTAACATTAATAGGATTTGCGACCAATATTTCTAAAGCCTATTTATAAATATGTCACTTTAAAATAAAAACTTATATTGATAGACTATTAGAAACGATATATAACTTAATGAGATTATTTATAACTTTTTTCTTGTTGCTTTTTGCTCCTATTTCAGTTAAAGCAAATTTAGTACATTCATTAGCTAGTTCAACTCAATTAACGGTTACAGGAGCTGCAACTGTTAGTGAAAGAATCGGTTCAACTTACGTTGTAACAGGCACAAACGTTCAAGTTGGCTCAGGTAATAGTGATGCATTTGGAGGTTTAACAGCTGGTAGTGCAACAGCGGCAGCGACCATGAAAGTTGGTACCTACGATATTGACAACGACGGTCAGGCCTTCAGTTTCAGTGAAACCTGGATTCAAGGAGACCAAATTCCTGCAATAGGCTCAGGTGTAGATGTTGCCAGCGGAAGTGTCGCAGACATGCCAGCTTTCGGAAAAGTTACGACTCAAGCCGGAGGCCATGCTGGAAACCTTGCAGGTACGATCGATTCACAATCTTTGATTGGAATAACTGCTGGAGGCAGTGGTACTACGGCTATTGGACAATTTGTCAGTACTATTACCGTAGATTGAAGTCATGAAGCGGCTTTTACTGCTGTTTTTGTTATATCCATCTCCTTTATTTGCTGTTCCCGTCACGCCAAATTTTCAAAGTGGAAGTATGACTTCTCATACGGAAACAATAAGTAAAGTAGCAGAAACAATTAACGTGATTGAATATCAAACTGGTTGGCAAATGACAGTTACAGGTAATAATATAAATACAGATGCTCCTAGTCTTTTACCTCCCGCAAGCTCTAGTACTCAAAATCTTAATAACGTAACTACAACTTGGACTGGATTAGATGCTAATAGTATGCCTAATTTCACAGTAGTAGATCCAACACAAGCATGGCAATTTACTTCTACTCTTTCCCAACCAGGGATGAAATCTCAGACAATAATAACTCGTACTACCGACATAACGTCAGTGACAGACACCGTTTCAACCTTCAGTCAATAAAATATTTTTTATTAGTTTTAATTAATTTTTTTCTATTAATTCCACAAAGTACTCGTGCAGAAAGTGTTGGTGGAGTTAGTGCTTCTGCTGCTCCTGTTGCTAATTCATCTGGATCAGTAACAAATCAAGCTATTCAAGTTTTGCAAGGTCCATATATAACTAATACTTATGGAAGTGGTGTTTCATGTCAGGGTCCTACACTAAATATTACGCCATTCGTAACGGGAAGTAATTCTTGGAAAGATCCTTATGAAAGTTCATATGATTCTCCTGTCTATGACATGACAACAGATGATGATGGAAATTTAAATAATCCAGGTTCAATTTTATATCATGTTCCTAATAGAACAGGACAAAAAGCAAATAATAATATCTCATTAGGTTTAAGTGCAACTATATCTATTCCATTAGATAAACGTCATCATGAGGGTTGCTTAAGAGCTGCCTCTACACAGACAAAATTAACGCAACAAATATTAGCTAATAAACGATTAGACTTTGAATTTGCAAGACTTAAACATTGTGCTGAGCAAAAAAGACTTGGAGTATCCTTTCATCCTTCCAGCTCCTCTTTCAAGATTTGTCAAGATATTGTTGTTACTAACCCCCATGGAGTTATACCACAACATCAACACTCTATTTCTTCGCCTTCTTCTTCTTCAGAGGAGGTAAATCTTTCTTCTGACGATACTGATTTGCAACAATCTCAGAACGACTTATCTTCTCTGGATTCTTCCCAAGCAGTTTCTGAAGCTTCTTCATTGCAGTCTTTATCAGAGGCTTTATCGCCTTCAGAATCACGTCAGCCAGGGGCTTTGCTAGGACTGCCGATGTCGTTGCCACGAGAGCAATAGATGCTGTTGCTGTAACTGCTCCAGCAGTAGGTAATGCATCTATAACTTGTTCAACAATAGGAATTTCATTGTAAAGAGTTATACAACGACCATTTTTTAATTCATAACCACTTATTTCTTTATTACCTTCAACTTTAGAACCGACTATAGGAGCGTCATTTGGGGGACAAATTATTTTAGCCGTATTTACTGGAGGTAAATTTTTAATATTATTTTCAAATGGTTCATTTTTATCTAAAGGAACAAAAGGTATTTCAGCAGGTCTAGTTTCTAAAAAATCTCTAGCTGTATAATTCATTGGATCATAACTAGGCATCGTTGCATCACATAAAACACGATTGCCTCTTTCGTCTTCATTAACTAATTCATTAGATTCTTTATTTGAAATATTATATTTAACACAACCAGGTAATTCGATAATAGGAGAACCTATTTGTAAAGTTACAGGTGGTGCTTGTGGAAGACTATTATTAGTATTAATTTTTTGAATATTATAATTAAAAATTTTTTCTTTATTAATATTTATATTTTCAATATTATTAACATCAATTTCATTAATTAAAGACATTAAAAATTAGGTATTCCAAAACCTGCACCAGGAACAACAGGACCTGTTTCTGTAGGTAAAGCAGGAGTTGAAGGAAGCATATCTTTAACTGCGTTACCAGCAAGAGAACTTACTTCTTTCATTATTTTTTCTTTAGCAGATTCAATTATTGAATCCTTATTCGCATATATAAGAATACCAGTCCCAACAACGGAAGTAGATACAACAAAAGACGCAATAGAAAGTACATTAATTATTTTTTGCATAATTAAAAAGTTATATACTCTATTATCTTAACTAATAATAATTTTTATGCTTTCTTTAATTGTTTAACTTCTTCTGATAATTCTTGAATTGCTTTTACAAGGATTGGCACAAGCTTGCCATAAGAAGCTTCAAGTCTATCTGGATTTTCATCCATAACAAGACCTAAATAATCAGCATCATTATCCTTTTGTACTTGTTGTAAGTCTTGCGCTATAAAACCTGCCTCATGTGATCCATCTTTACCATTGCCATCTCTTGTTTCCCATTTGAATTTAACAGGAGAAAGAGAATCAATAAAATCTAATCCTAAATTTAAAGTATTGATATCTGTTTTATCACGTCTATCAGATAGTGAACTAATAGTTTGTACATTACAACGTAAAGTTGCTATTGAGTTATTACCTAAGGTTATTTCATTAGAAACTGTAACTGCACTTGGAGTTGCATAATTACCAAGACAAGTATTATTTTGTCCTGTTGTTAGAGTTTGTCCTGCATAATTACCAAGACAAGTATTTTCTGAACCCGTTGTTAACAAATCTCCTGCATATAAACCAATACTTACATTGCGGTTTCCTGTCGTCCCACAACCTGCATTTTGACCTATTGCTACACCACCTGTATTTGTTGTAGCTGAATTTCCTGCAAAAACACCAATATAAACACTTTCTACTGCAGTTGTTGCGGCTGCTCCTGCTAACTCTCCTATAGCAATATTTGCATAGCCACTTGTGATTGCATAATCTTTATGATTTTGACTTCCAATAAATATTCCATGATCTCCTGAATAAGTAGCTGTACCATTTAAAGCTCCACATGCTATAAAATTATAATCTCCAGCAACAAGATTATTACCTGTCCAATTCGATAGAGCTACACCTCCCAAAATTACATTGTTTGTACCTGTCGTAATTGAATCTCCTGATCTATGTCCTATTGCTACATTTCCACTACTTTCACAATTAAGTAAACTCTTATAACCAATAGCTATATTAGTATTTCCCGCTGAAGGATCAGATAAACTCTGAGTACCAATAGCAATATTATAACTAGATGTTGTAGCTTGATCTAAAGCTGTTTCACCAAAAGCTATATTATTTATACCAGTAGTGATACTTCTTCCTGCATATCTACCAAAAAACGAATTGCTATCTCCTGTAGTAATATCTTCACCAGCCATATTACCAAAAAGAGTAAGGCTATCAGCTGTTGTTGCTCTTTTTCCAGCGGAATAACCAACAGCAGTACATTCAGAAGCATCAGTCAAAGCTTGTAAAGCTTCATAACCAATAGCTACATTAGACCAAACTCCAATATAATTAGTTAATGTTTCTGTTCCTATAGCTATAGTTCCAAAGGTATTATCATTGCTATAAAAAGCTTTATAACCAATAGCTACATTATTATCTCTATTTGTTTGAGTATATCCTGCTTGATAACCAATTAATATATTTTTATTTCCACTAGTATTATTTATTCCTGCTTGATAACCTAAACCAGTATTATTATCTCCAGTAGTTAAATCTTGAAATGCATAATTACCAACTACTACATTACTGGCACATGTTGTTCCGCTATCAGCAATACTATGACCTATTAAAGTATTTGATCCTGCTGTAGTAGTACCACCAGGATCTCTAAAAATAGAATTTCCTATTAAAATATTACTACTTATACTGACACCATTCCATCCTGTTTCAAAACCTATTGCAATATTAGAAGTAGAACTACCAGCAAGTCTAGTTAAAGTACCTTCACCAATACCTATATTAAATTGTCCTGAACTTGTTAAAATTCCACTAGACAGTGCATTCAAACCAATAGCTATATTTCGTTGTCCTCCAGTAGAATACTTTAAAGTTCTATATCCTATTGCTACATTTCCATATCCAGTAGTTTGTGAATGTAAACTTTCATGACCTATAGCAACAGATTGAGTAGCCGTAGTAGCTGAACTCATAGAGTTATAACCAATAGCTACATTTTTTTCACCAGTTGTAAGAGCATCTAAAACTAAAGAACCAAAACCAGTATTATAGTCACCACTTGTTATAGCTGTACCAGCATCTTTTCCAAATAATGTATTATCTGTTGCATCAGTACCAGTAAAACTAGCTCCTGCACCACTTCCTCCTAATGTATTATTTTGAGCATCAGATGAAGCTGAAGTAAGAATAGACCATCCTGCATCTCCATTATTGTCAACTGTTAAAACGTAGTTAGGAGTTGCAGTTGAATCTTTAATATTAAAATTAAGACCTGGAATTCTGAATTTTGTAATAGAAGAATTACCTAAAGTTATTTCATTAGAAACTGTTGCTGCACTGGCATCTGAATTATTACCAATACAAATATTATTACTACCTGTTGTTATTGAATCACCAGCTAAATAACCTAATGCTGTATTTAAACCTGCAGTTGTATTAGCATTTAAAGCTTTCATACCAACTGCTGTATTTCCAGAACCTGTAGTTGTATAACGTAATGCTTCTTTACCAACAGCAACATGAGAATCTCCTGTTGTGTTCGTCTGTAATGATTCAACTCCTATAGCCACATTATGACTAGCTGTTGTATTTGCTCCTAAAGCATCTTTTCCTATAGCAACAAGTTCATATCCAGTACTATTTGCATCTAAAGTTAGTTCACCTATAGCAGTATTAGAATGTCCAGTTGTATTAGTAGTTAAAGCTCGTGAACCAATAGCTTGGTTAAAGCTACCTGAAGTATTAGCATATAATGTTTTATAACCTATGCCATGATTACTATCACCTGTATTAGTAGAATATACAGCTTCTTCTCCAATAGCTATATTATTATTACCAGAAGTATTATTTGCTAAAGCGTGATAACCAAAAGCACATCCACCATCACCAGTAATATTTGCATTTAAAGCATTTGAACCAAATGCAACATTATCGGAACCACTAGTATTATTTTTAAGAGCTTGACATCCAAAAGCAGTATTATCATCTCCAGCATTAATTGATTTACCAGTATCTTTTCCAAATAAAGTATTTCTATAAGTATCAGTATCAAGATCTAAACCAGCATTAGTACCTGCTACTGTATTCTCTCTAGCATCACTAATTATATTTGCAGTTGCTTCACTCCAAGATAGTACACCATTTGCATTACTAACTAATGCATAACCAGAAGTAGCAGCATCTGCAGAAGGTAATGTCCAAACAATATTATTACTAACAGTACTAGGTGATTGAAAACCTACATAATGAGATCCATCTCCATCTTTTAATCTAATATCAGCTGGAAATGCAAAATCACCACTATTAGCAATAGCAGAAGGTTTTACAGTTCCATCACTAGGACTTCCTATTGCATAAGCATCTCCTAAAGAAACAGCAAAAAAAGCAGTCCCATTCGCTGGAGCACTTGAAAAAGTAATACTAGAACCTGAAACGTTGTAATCAGTTTCAGGTTTCTTAATAACATTTCCTAAAGAAACAAGTAAATTCCTTGCACTTCCTGGTGAAAAAGCTGTTGTGTTATCTGTTAAAGCAAAGGTAGTAGTACTACCGTTAAAACCACTGGAAATATCGTCGCAAAGACTATATTTTCCTACTATAGGAGACTGTCCTAAATATGCCATTTAGCCTACAAAACTTATTATTCTATCTTAATTTTAGTATTACTTGACTTCGGAATTAATTAGCCTTCTTTCACTTCTGTATTTATATCTCTAATCTGCTGTAATTCAGTAATTGCTCTATTTAACCCAATAGCTTGTTGTTCACAGACAATAGCTTTTTGTCTCAATTCATTTTGTTTTTCATTTAATGCATTACTTTCTTCTACTATTTTTTTATATTCTGTTTGTACAGTTTCTAATTCTTCTCCTAAACTTGCTAGTTTTGCATTGCAAAGATCTTCGTGTGCCATTGTTTTTGTATAACTTCACTAAGTATAGTCTTTAATACTTAGATTTACCAAGAGTAACAGCTGCATCTTGAGCAGTAAAGTCTTCACTAGTCCAAATGCTAGTGGTACCGTCTTCTTTTTTGTATGCTTTTATAATTTCAAGATGATCTACATTTCTTTTTAATGTATCTTTGTCTTCATCTGTAATTGTAGATTGACCAGCAACACTATTTATAAGAGTAACACTATCACCAGCAGCAGAGAAAATCTTTGCTACTTCGTCTGCAGTTCTTTCAGCCATGACAAAATTAATATTTATATATAAATTTTAGCACTACTTTTATGAAGTTTTCCATGTTCCATTTACATTTACAGGTACATTAGATGCTGCTTTCCATGTTCCATTTACATTTATATGTACTGTAGCTTGTTTCCATGTACCGCTTACATTGATCCAAACTGTAGTTGTACTTCCACCTCCTCCACCTGAGTTTGAATTAATAGCAAGAGGAAGACTCCAATCAACTATATCTAAACTTTTACTATCAACTGTTGATGTAGCATCAATATTTGCAAGAGGAAGACTCCAATCAACTATATCTAAACCTAAAATTTCAGTACTTGTAGGTAATGCCATTAACTTAAATTTGCCTCCTCATCAAGTTTTCTTTGTTTTTCATTTTCTTCTATTTCTTTTTCATTATCTAAAAGTTCATCTATAAGAGGTTTAATATCTTCTAACGTTTTTTCTTCTGAAGAGGTATATCTAATCCATCTTTCATCATTTATTTTAACCATATAAAGAAAATCTCCTGTAACTGATTTATCTGTTGCAGTAATTGAATAAGTCATAATTTTAAGCTTGTGTAATAGTCATATCATCAAAATAGACATGACTGGCACCACCACCATAAGCATCTAAACTAACATCTAAATAACCATCAGCAGTTGGTGTAAAAGAAGATGTTAATTGTTCCCATGCTCCATGAGAACTTGAAACTGCACTTTGTTCAGTTAAACCCATTGTAGGATTTGTATCAAGAATTAATTTTCCTTTACCTGCACTTGTACCAGGATAAACCCAAACTCCAATTGTTACTTGGCTTCCAGATTTAACTGCAAATTTTCCAAACTTTGTTTTCATGCTTCCTACTAAAGCATTTCCACCACTTCCTGACATATAAAAATCCCATGAAAAACCAGAGGCAGTATGTCTTGTTGTTGTATTGTTACTAATTGTTCCATATTTATATACTGTTTCATGTGCTCCACTTACATTATTTGCATTTCTTCTATACCATTGTCCTGAACTTAAATTCATAGGAGTACTTGCATAAGTTCCTGTGACTTGATCATTAGATGTGTAAAATTCTGAACCCTCATTTTTAAGTTGTCTATTAGGTAATGAAAGTGCATTTATTTTTGCTGGTCCATTATAAAGTAAAGTACATGTAGCACTAATACTATAATAATTTTCTGGTTTTGTTGGTGCAGCAGCATCTTGTGTATATGTCAAACTATTAATTGTTATTAATCCTGGTTCACGTTTATAAAGAACACCAGCAGCATTATTATGTAAAATAGCAGTATTAATTGTTACTGGTGTTTTTTGATAACTATAAATTCCTAATTCATAAGATGAACATTCAAAATGATCAATATATAAAGCAGTAGAATCTACAGTCATATTTGAACCAAAATTAATTCCTCTTGATTGTGTGTAACCACAACCTCTGACTACTATTTTTCCAAAATATCCGTTTTCTATTTTTTGTGTAAAAGTTACTCCATTATAAGCAGATGGTTGTGTTACATACAATTGATAATCATTTTTACCTGCTTCATTTGCAACACTAGGACTTGATACAGCTTCATTTTTATAAAAACTACATTGATAAAAATAAACAGGACTTTGAGCAAGATATGCAATACATTTTCTTAAAGAAGAATAGTATGGATAAAATACTGATCCATCCATTCTACTTCCCGACATATACACATGATCTAATGATAAATAAGTACAATGAGACCATTTCCATTCGTATGATCGAACAATGCCAAGTTTTTCGAAATTACACCAATTACAGCTACTATGGCTAAAGGTAGTTCTTCTTGTTACTAAATCTAAAAAAGTCGCATTTAAACTTTGCGAACTCATATCTGTAGTATTCCATCCTCCAGAAAATGTAATTTGATCATTAACAGCATATGACCCTGATTTACTAGTAATATCAGACCAAGTAGTGGTAGATGTATTACTATTATTTAATTCTTTAGGAATAATACAGTCTCTTTTATAAATATTTGTTCCATCAAAATCATTAGAAAAACCTACATTAAAACCTGGACTATAATATCCCCAATCACTTGAACTTGCTTGTTGTCTACCTTCTAAAATAATTCTTTTTTCATTAATTGATTGAATTCCAAACCATGTTGGATCAGCAGTTGTGTTTAAGCCAATAACTGTACTATGTGTTAATGAATCTGCTGAAGAAGAAGCTTTACAAGCAATAATATTAGACAACCAAAATTTTTGTTCTCCTTGATCTGTATCTACATATAAAGCAATTGATTGAATAGAACTATTTAAATTAGTACCTAAATCTACTGTAATTGGCGACCAAGCTTGATAATTATGTTCACTAATATCAAGTGGAATTGTATGAACAGAAGTTGCACCTGCATTATCAGTACATAAACGTAAAGAACAATTATTTCCCCAATGTTGACTACTAAGGTTACATAAAAGCATTAAGGAAATTTGTTGATATCCAGAAAGATCTAATGTTCCTGTAGCCCAATATGCAGCCTTACCTGTTCCAAAACCTGCAGCAATATGAACTTCATCACTATAATAATGTTCATTATATGCTGCTTCAGAATTATTCCATGCAAAACTAGAAGATGTTTTTAACTGTGTTGTTACATCTGTAGATGCTGTCCATGTTGTTGTTCTATGTCCATTAGATGCTACATTTTTTGTAACTGCTGTATCTAATAAAAGTCTACGACCATTAGCAGGTGTAATTTTTCCACCATTACCTGTTGTTGCACTCTGAGCTGTATATCCATTTAATTTTATATTATTATCATCAACTCTTGTTATTTCCCAAGTACCATTAATATATTGATTATCATTATTTTCAACAATTTGAATAGTATCTCCTGTAAATACTTTTTTACCAAAACCACTAATTAAAAGGTTAGTATCACCTTCTGTTGTGCTATACGTAATCGTACTTATACCTGTTCCTTGATACATCCACCAACCCCATCCTCTTCTTGCTTTTCCAGTACCAACTAAAGTTGGATCAGGAGAACCCATTATTCTTACAGTATCACCTGCAGAAATACTTAAACCGTTTACTTTACTTCTTCGATTAATAAAACTTGTTCCATCTCCAGATGAATCACCATTTTTATAATCAACGTAATGTATCGCCATTTATTTTAATTTTATTTATATTAATTATAGTCTAAGAATAAACTACCCATAAATCTCCATCTGCCCCGCCAGAAGGTGAGTTTGTAGAAGCTGTTATTTTACGGACACCTGCTGTACCAGAAGCAGTAGAAGCTACTCCAGAGAATTGACCGCTATCATTTATTTCAAAACTATTTAGACCTGGAACTCTTAACTTGGTTACTGAACTATTACCTAAAACTATTTCATTAGACGCTGTTGCTGAACTTGTATCAGCACCAAATCCTATACAAGTATTGTTAGAGCCAGTTGTAATGTTATCTCCTGCATGTGCTCCCAATGCAGTGTTTTCTGATGATGTTGTGGCAACTTCTAATGCCTGATTTCCTACGGCTGTGTTATCACTGCCAGTTGTTAAAGTCGCAAGCGAATTGTAATTAATAGCAGTGTTGTAACCGCCTGTTGTGCAATTCCATAAAGCTCTAAGTCCAACCGCTACATTCGCAAGGCCAGTAGTGGCATCTTCTCCAGCTTGATAACCAATATATACATGAGAATCTCCTGTAGTATTCGACTTTCCTGCATACGCTCCAACAGCAACATTATTACCTGCGGTATTAACTTTTAAAGCTTCATAACCTATAGCGACTAATTCAGACCCAGTAGTATTGTCCTTTAGACTATAACTACCTATAGCAACATTTTTCTGACCTGTTGTGTTTTCAAATAAAGAATCGCTACCTACAACAGTATTATAAGAACCAGTAGTCGTATCCACGCCAGCTCTTCTTCCGATAGCAGTATTGTTGTCTGCTGTAGTACTAGCTTGTAATGCGTCTGCACCTACAGCTACATTAAAAGCTCCAGTAGTATTAAAATAAAAAGCTTCACCACCTATAGCTGTATTATATGTACCAGTATTTGTAGTAAGACCAGCACTAGAACCAAAGAAGTTATTATAATCTCCAGTTGTTATAGCTGTACCAGCGTCTTTCCCAAATAAAGTATTATTAGTTGCACTCGTACCACTAAAACTATCACCAGCGTTTGTACCACCAACGGTGTTTCCTTGGGCATCCGAACTAACACCACCGCCACCACCAATTTCTTTAACCGTTCCAGAATCATTTATATATAGCTTCTTAGCCGAGGTATCTATCGCAACTTCGCCACTATCTATGTCACTCGTTGATGGAGTGCTAGTTCCCCTCTTTAACTTAATTGTGTTAGCCATTTTACTTTTAAATCAGGTGAGCAGAGAGGGGTTAATATGTACCACCGTCTATATCAAACCCTGAAACTGAACCATTCTCTAAGAACGTAACCAAATCAGATAAGGCAACTTGAACCATTGTGCCTGCATCGTTAATTACCATACGATCAGCAGCAGCAAGTGTTGTTGAAGTTGCTGACGTTCCACCATCGCAACATGTATTAAATTCAGTGGTCGTTACGGTTGCGCCATCAAGGATTTCAATTTCTGTTGAAGTTAAAGCTGCTAAGGCAGAAGAACCACCTGATTGACAAGAAGATAAATTTGTTAGGTCTGTGGCTGATGCTTGCGCTCCTAAACTTGCCCTTGCTGTCGCTCCTGACTCAACACCAAAGTTAGATCCATCTCCAACAATGAAGCCACTATCAGAAGGAGTCAGACCAGCTACATCTGCTAACTGTTGGTCAAATGCCTGTACGTTTGTACCAATTACCAAACCGAGAGAAGTTCGAGCAGCACTAGCTGAAGTTGCTCCTGTTCCTCCATCTCCTATCGCAAGTGTTCCAGTGATTGAACTTGCATCTAACTTGACCGCCAATTCTCCTGATTCAATAACAACACCACCATTGCTCTTCAAATCGGCAGACATTGTATTGCCTGATTTCTGAAGACCATCACCTGCTGCAATTTGCCCTGCACCTGAGAACTGAGCAAATGTAAGATTATTTGTTCCTACAACTGCTGAACCTTTATCAGAAGTACAAACGAAACCATTTTCAGCGTTAGTTGTTCCTTTTTCTATAAAAGTAAATACTCCAGCAGCGTCAACACCCGTTGCAAGATCATCTGTTCTCGTCCAACTTCCACCACTAACTACTTTGTAAATACCATTTTGAGATGCTGTTGATTGTCCTGCAACAAGTACTCGATCATTAGCAGATAATGAAACGCCATCTACTGTTTGGGTATTTGCTAAAGTTAAATTTGAAGTAGAAACAACAACACAAGAATCTTTAATATCTAATCCTTGAGCAACTCCGTCTACATAACCTTT